GTGGGGTCTCGGCGGGCGGGGTGCTGCCGCCGGCGCCGCCGCCCTGCTCGCCATCGAAGTAGCGGAGGAACGGGCGGTGGAAGGTCGGTGGGAACTGGGCGCCGAGGGTGGGGGTTGTGCGGTGCATCGGTGAGCCTCCTGCTCATCTGGCCTCACCCCTGCGGTGAGGACGTGTGGGCCGCGCCGCCGAAGCGCAGGGTCGACGACGGCGCGGGGAATGTGGAGGGCGGCGGCCGCGTGCCTGAGGCCAGGGCCGCCGCCCATCGAGTGCAGGTCTGCCTCGCGCAGGAAACGAGCGCGTTCATGAGCAGCCTTCGCGGTCCATGGCGAACCCGCGTTGACACCCGGTCTTTTCGATCTACTCGTCGCCGCCGAACGCGGCGTCACGCGCGCGTCGCACGACGCGGATCGCTTTCTGTGTCTCTGCTCGTGAAAGCATCACCGTGGAGAACGTCCACTGTGGGTATCCCGGAACATCGGGGTTCTCACGGCACCGGCGGATCTCGTCCGCGGCGCGCAGCACCTCGTCGGCAGCGACGAGCAGGTGAAACTGAACGCATCCCGGCTCGTCAGGGGTTGGCCCGTGCGAACTTTCCTTGTGCCAGCCGACCATCAGCACCGGAGTGTCTTCCCTGTGCTGACCGTCGTGCAGCGCCTCGCCGTCCTGGGCGAAGTGGATGCCGTACTCGCCGGGCTTTAGCCCGTTCGATCCGGTCGGTGTGCTCACCGTTCGACGCGCCGGGGTGTTGATCTGTTCTCTGGGCACTTTCGCCCCTTTCGCTCAGCCGCATCTCGCGGCCTCACCCTGCATCGCGCAGGGGAGCTGCTATCGGCCGTCGGAGAATCGGAGCTGCTCCCGGTACGACTGCCGCTGCCGGCCCGTCTCCCCGATGAAGCCCCGCATGTCCGCCTGCGCTTCACGCACCTCGCGGGCAGCCTTGGCGCGGTCCGTGTCGGTCATCGCCGCCATCTGTCGCCGCTTCGCCGAACGGATCTCTCGCTCAAGACGCCGCTGCTCCGCGCGTTCCTTCTCCGCCGCCTCGTCATAGGTCGTGTCGCCCTGCGGGACCGTCAGGCCGGGCAGGTAGGGCACGAGGCGGCACCGGCAGTTCGGGTGCCCCCAGCCCGCGTTGCGTGCCTGCTCGACGGACGCGGCCACGGTGATCGTGACCGTCCCGGCGCCGGCGGCGCGCTCGAGCACGACAGGGCCGGCGGGGGTGCCGTCGGTGGACAGGATCTTTCCAGCCCACGCCGCGCACTTCTTGCACGAGTCCAGGCCACGCACGACCGTGACCAGACCAATGCCTGACTGCTGCATCCGCCACACCCCGGCGTCGTTGTACGCCCGGTTCACGCTCGTGCGCCCGGCCATCTCCGCGTACGCGCCGATCGTCCACCGGCGGCCGATGCGGTCCGTGAACGACGGGATGCCCTCTGCGAGGAACCGTTGCACCGCGGCGGCCTGCTGCTGCCGTGACGTCGAGATACCCAGGAGAGTGTCGGGGGAGTACAGGGCGGTGATGCGCTGGTAGGCGTCCTGCGGGTAGCGGGTGATCCGCTGGTTCAGGATCTCGAGGCGGTTCTCCAACGACAGCGCGACCATCGCGACCGCCTGCGTCGCCGTCCCGGTCAAGGTCGACGTGCCGCCCGTGATGCCAGCGAAACGGAGCATCGCCGCCGCGGCCGCTTCACCCTCCCGAGCGGCGACCTCGATCACCTTCGCGGCTACACCACCGGAGCGGATGCGGGACACGAGGCCCTGCGCGATGCGCTGCAGATCCCGGATCGCCACGGCACGGCTCGCGGCCAGCTCGGCGAGGATCCGGTTCTGGCGGCGCCGTTCAGCGACGGTGAGGCCACCGGCGACTGTCGCGTCGGGCAGCTGGTTCGCGAGACGCATGTCCCGGGCAGCCCGCTCCGCGACCTCCCGGATCAGTTCGTTCTCCGCGTCCTGGTAGGCGCGGGCGAGCTCGAGCGCGACCTGTTCGACGATCTCCTCGACGGACTCCGCTTCCGGGTTCGGAACAAACAGCGCCACGAGTCACCCCCGGGTCAGTCGACAGGGTCTTCCGGCGGCTCGTCGTCGCCGTCGAACGCGGCCGGATCCGGGGCCCTGTTCTCCGCCTGGATCTTGGCGACCTCGGCTGTGACCTGGTCGTCTTCCCAGTCGGGGTTCGCGCGGCGGACCTTCTGCTCGAGCGAGATCGACCGGGCACCATCCAGCAGCGCGAGAGTGCGGGCCAGCTTCTCCGGATCCTCCTGCGACGCGGCAGGGAACACCACGGTCGGCTGATCGAACCGGCCGCCACCCTTACCGGGGAACACGAGCCCGTCGATCTCCAACGCGACCGACGCGGCCCGGCCGATCGCGACCCGGTCGAACAGGATCTTCTTGTCCCGGGTGCGTTCAGACGCCTTGTCGCGGTCCTCGACCTCCGTCGCGGTCATCGACGAGCGCTGCCCCGTGTAGTCGCCCCACGCGGACTGGGAGAACCCGGCCTTGCGGAGGATCTCACGGTAGATCCCGAATGCGGTCTTCTCGTGCTCCTCGACCCGGATGTTGAACTGGACCTTGTCGATCGCGACCTTCGACGGATCACCGGGCACGTTCAGGCCCGCGAAGATCTCACGGCCCATGTCGAACGATGCGCCCATGCCGGGCCCGTGGATATCAAGCATCGAATCGGGCACGAGGACGCGGCCGGCGCCGAGGCGAAGGTCACGCATCCACGACGAGAAGGTCTCGTCGAGCCAGTCGAACAGGGGGTGCAGCTGGGCGAAGTCGGAGCGGCCCGTGTTCGCGAGCGCGCCCTGCTTCCGCCACTTCGCGGTCGGCATGTTCGGGTTGTAGATCGCCGTCAGCCGGTCGATGCCGGTCGGCATGACCGAATCGGCGTTCACGATGCCCGCGTACATCTCCGTCTCGGGACGATCAGCGAGCGACACGCGGCGACCAAGGTTGTCGACCGTGCCCTCGAACAGGGCGTGCTCGACAGCGCCGACCATGTGGTGCTCAAGGTGCCGGTAATACTTCGACCCGTCGACGTACTCAGTCCACAGGGTGCACTCGACCATCCGGCCGGAGCGGAACACGGGGATCACGATGTCTGCCGCGGCCGGTTCCAGCCACACATGATCCGCGACAGCGGTATCCCAGCGGACGACGAGCACGGCCGCGCCGAACGCGGACTTCAGCTCGCCCATCTCGTTGAATGCGGCGTGCGCTTCGTCACCGTTCGCGATCAGATCGAGGCGTTCCTGAGCGCGCTTCACCGCCCGCAGCTTCGGCTCGAGCTTCACCTCGGGCGGTTCCGCGAACACCAGATCTGACGCGAGCGTCGCGAGATCCGCCGGCGCCGGCACGTGCAGTCGGGAACGGTTCTCCCCGGCCGGGACAGGGCGGCCCCAGAACATGCGCGACGCGGCGCCGACCAGGCCACCCCGGTGAGGGGTGCCGCGGTGCACGTGCGTTGCCGCCTGCTGTTCCCGCTGGTACAGCTTCGCGAGCGCGTCGGTGTCGCCCGTGTACCAGGCGTCGTTCTCCGCGTACGCCTTGTACGCGTGATCCCACGGCTTCGGCGGCCACGGAGTGTTCGGTGCGGGGATCGGCATGCGGACCCCCTTCGGTTCAGGCTGCGAGCTCGAGCATCGGTTTCCAGTACCCGACGGTGGAATGCGTGATGTAGCGGCCGCCGTCGAGGTAGTGGTCGTCTTCCTTCACGACCTCGTCTTCACCCTCGGTGGTGGCTTTCTCGTCCCACCGGTACTCGGTGACCTCGGACTGCCATCCCGTGCACCGGTCGGTGACGACCATGCGGGGTTCGTCACCGTCGAGGAGGTTCGCGATCGTCGCGATGCCCTTCAGCACGTCGTTGTCCGCGGACCACGGCGACAGGCCGGTGCCTCGGAGGTCGTTGTGCAGCTGCACGCGCATGGACGCGGCGGCCGGGTCGAGCATCAGGAACCGGGGGCGGAGCCCGTCAGGCTCGGGGTGATGCTGCTGGCCGAGCCAGGTCCGGAATCGGCGTGAGAGTTCCGCGTCGGTGAGGCGGCGGCCGTCGTGCTCGGCGGGGGAGTAGCCCCACTCGTCCATCATCACGAGCCGTGGCTTCTCCTCGGCTGTCACACCGAGCATGAGCGCGGTCGTGGCGTTCGTGGTGCCGTAGTCCATCCCGATGCCCATGATCTCCTGCATCGCCGGCATCGACGCCCACGGGATCACGTGCCGGTCGGGGTCCCACATGGGGTAGACGGCGCCTTCCGCGTTCGTCCACTCGCCCTTGATGAACCGGTCGTAGAACACGCCGCTGTAGGACCGCTTCATGCGGTCGATGTACGACTGCTCCAACGTGGGGTTGTCGAGCATCGTGAAGTGGAAGTGGATCAGGTCGACCGTGTCAGCCTTGAGGATCCACGACTTCCGCATCCAGTGATTCCGGGATGCGGGGTTCATCGTCGCGAGAAGCCGGGCGCCCTTCACACGCAGACGGGTGACGAGCATGTTCCAGAACACCTCAGGCAGCAGCGTCGCCTCATCGACGTACGCGAGCGCGATCGTGGCGCCCTGGATACGGCCGACAGCTTCAGCGTTGTGCGCACCGATGACCATGACCTCGCGGCCCAGGATCGTCGCTTTCGTCGCGCCCGGCGTGTACACCACCTGCGCGGCGACGAGGCTGCCGAACAGTCCCGGGCTCTGCAGCGGCATGAACACGTTCTGGTAGACCGTCTGCAGAGTGCGGCCAACCACCACGATCAGACCAGTCCGCGGCGCGACACGGACGGCGAGGAGAAACGCGATCAACGACGCGATCGTCTTCCCCGCCGAAACCGACCCCGACCACAACGCCAGAGTGCGCCGTGTCGAATCCACGATCGACGTGATCTGCTTCCGCGACAGCAACCGCTCCGCGTTACTCAGCATCCGACGTCTCACCCTCGGCGCGGATCGAGTCCGCCGCCGCAGTGAGCGCCGAAGCGAACGAATCCAGCACACCAGCGGCGGCCTCGCCCGACCCCGTGTCCTTCTCGACGATGCGGGTCAGCTTGTCGAAGGTGATCCCCGCGGTCGCGATGATGTTCCGCCGCACCTCGACTGGTGCCGAGTCCAGCGTCCGCTCGTTGTAGTCGTTGTCCTTGCCGCCGAAGTTGTACACCAGGTACGGGTCGTCGATCCGGTCGAGCATGTCCTCCGTCGAGACCAGCATCTTCTCCGCGAGACGGATACGCGCGGCAGCGAGATCGACCGTGTGAGCCTGAGTGGCAGCCGCGGTTCGTGACCGGTCGAAGCGGAGCCCCTCACGCTCGGCCCAACGGGAGATGGTCGAGGGGACGACGCCGAGTTCCTTCGCGATCTCACGGCAGGACAGGTCTTCGGCGTGGAGTTGCCGGGCGCGTTGGTGGTCGAACGTTGCTCGCGTCATGGCGGTTCACCTCGCTCGTGGGCCTCTTGCCCTGTGGCGATGCGTCGGTGTGACGCGGTCGGGGGATGAGAAAGCCCCGGTCACCTGTTCTCAGGTCCGGGGCTTGGAATCTCGGTGGGTGCAGTTCACCACCATCTAGCGATACCTTATCTCACGTTCTCACTCCGGCGCGACGTCTCTCTGCGTGTCGTTTGGACCGCAGGCGCTTGTACAGTTCGCGGACGTCGCCGGCGTTGACGTGGAGCGTGGTGGCACGGGCGTTGACGGCGAGTTCGCGGGCGGTGAGTCGGTCCTGGGCGTACCAGCGGTAGACGGTGGCTTTCCCGGCGGCGACGATGAGGTGAGCCTGGGAGAGCGGCACCCATGCACCGTCGGGGACGGTGGTGGGCGTGTAGTCCGAGGTGCTCAGGTCTACGATCACGACAGCCTCGCGATGATGTCGGTCGGTTCGCCGTGGTGCGCCCGGATGTCGGCGGTAAGTTCCGTGAGGCTGTTGTCGAGTGAGAACCATTCGCGGCGCGCGATGATGCGGAGGTGTTCGAACTGGGCGTGGCGCTCGCGCTCTAGCTCGTAGGAGCCAGGTTCGACGGCGAGCACCTCGTCGTGGGGGAGCGTGCGGAGGCGCTTGATCAGATCGACGGTCGTGCCGATCTTCACGCGGTCTGCGAAGCGGAGGTAGTAGACCCAGCTGGGGCGCGGCCATGGGCAGGATCTCGTCTCTGTGCCGGGGCCGCCCAGTGTGTAGGGCTGGGCGCGGCGCTCGGCGGCCACCTGTGCGCAGTCGTCGGTCCAGCATGCGAAGGGGGATGGGTCGTCGATATCGCGGGCGTTGATCGCTCCGCACAGCGGGCATACGGGGTGGATCAGTGTCATGGCTGCTCCTGGGTGGTAACTGTGGTTTCCATGCTAGCACGTCTGGTAACCTCGGTTACCGTGGCAGATGAGTCGATCGAGACGCTCCGTGCCTTCCAGGCGCGCATGGACGCTATGCCCACGCGCCGCGCCGAACTCATGCGAGAGGCACACGACGCGGGGCACTCTTGGCGCGAGATCGGCGCGGCGGTCGGCATGTCACACGCTGGCGCGATGAAGGCGGCGCGAAAGCCGTAGCGCGGCGGCTTCCTTCACGGTGATCCACTCTCTCGGCTCAGGCATCGGTGCCCCCATCGGTCGATCTGTAGCTCACGTCGACATCCCTCCGTAGTCGCCAAGATCGACGCCGGGACCGGACACCTGATCCCAGATGTGATCCCGTCCGGCGGGGGCGAGGCAGATCCACACGCGCCCTTCGCTATCGGCGCGCGTCTCGGCGCAGAAATACCCGTCAGACATCACTCAAGACCCCCCTATCGTCGGGACCAGCGCTCGCGCCGCGTGGTCACGCACCGAGGCATCCATTCGCTGCGCGTACCGTGCCCACTGCGCGTAGACGCTGTCATCGGGCCCCATCATGAGCGTCGGATTCAGGTCGAAGCGCAGCCCGTTCTGGGCCATGTCCACGAGCGCCTCACGAGCACGCTCGTGTGCGGCGAGAAGCTCCCGGAGCGCCGACTCGACTTCTGACTGAGCGCTCGAGGAGACGCAGAGGCACCAGCCGTCGTCTCCGATGCGCTCCATGCTTGCAAGCGCGGCTCGGGCCTGGTCAATCGCGTTCATCTCGTCCTCCACTGTTCGTGTGTTCCGGAGTTGAGCCCGCCGGCTCACTCCCGACTGCGTTCAGCCCTGGGGCTTGATCGCAGTCGACCATCTCGTCGTCGTCGGTGAGGGTCCAGCCGGTGCAGTTCCACGGCTTCCCGTCCCGGCATTCGGGGCACTTCACGTCCGGTCTCCTTCGGTGATCTGCCAGCCCTGCGCTTCGATCGCGGCTTCGAGGTTGGTGAGGGCGCCGCGGGCGGTGGCGGCGGAGCGTGTGATCTTGACCGTCTCGCCGGTGGAGGTTCGGCCGTGGAGGGTCGCGAACCACACGGAGATCGTGGATCTGAGGGTGTGGGGGACTTGCTCTTCCTCGATGCGGATGTCTTCGCGATCGACTGTGCCGTTCATGCGGTCTTCCTTTCGTCTCGTTGCGGGTGGATGCTCTGCCCGTCCCATCCCCACACGGCGCGGTCGCGCCACCCGGTCACCGTCGCGAGGTCCGCGTCCCACAGAGCCCTGACGCCCTGGGGGCGGCTACGGTGCCCGATCTCGTGGCATGCGCACCGGCAGGCGAGTTCCTCGCAGGCGGCGTGGTCGTGGTGTTCGCACGCTTCCGAGTCGGTGTGTGCGGCGGGGGCTGTGCGGATTTTCGCGAGGGGCTGGTGGCACCATTCGCATTCGACGATGGTGGTTCCGGCGCGTTCCCTGGTGAGGTGGCCGCGGACGGTGATCGCACCGCAGTGGGGGCACTTCTCGCGGACGATGACCTGTTCGCGTTCTTCGACTTCGAGGGTCCGGTAGGCGTTCTCGGCTGCGGTGGCGAAGAGGACGGCGTCGCGGGCTCCGGTGTCGGTGTGCACCCACGCGTCGATGGTGCGGTTTTCTCGGGATGCGAGGTGCCGTTCGCATTCGTCGACGGCGAGGAACGTGAGGGGCAGGTTCGAGTGTCCTGTCGCTGATCCTCCGCCGCCGGTCTCGGGGGAGACGGCGCGGCCTTCGGTCTCGGCGAGGAGCCTGACGAACGGTGCCCACCGCATGTAGGCGTTCTCGACCCGGTCGTAGTGGTGGGTGCAGAGGTAGCCGCGGTCGGCGGCGCGGGGGAGGCATCCGCCGCACCGGCCGGGTGGGTTCCTGAATCCGGGGTGGTCGGGGCAGGTGACGCGGTGCTCGCCCGGTTCGGAGCAGGGGCGGACGCCGGTGAGGCCGAGAGCGGCGGCGCAGAGGATCGTCATCGTGCGACCTCCGCGCCTGCGAGGCGAACGACCTCGCAGAGACCATGCATCTCCGCGACCTTCTCGGCGATGAGGCGGTTCGGCTGCGGATATGTCGCGCCGGTTACCGTATCTCGCGCGGCCCATTCTGCGCGGCTCGTGTCGCGCTCAGCGAGGTTCTCGTAGGCACCGATCAACGCGTCCAGCGCCGCGCCGCTGTCTTTGAGCGTGATCATGTCGCGGTCCATCTCGCGGGTCAGCGAGCGACCGATGCGGCTCACGGCGAGACGGTCGTCGATCTGCGCGAGCGCTGTGCGGGCGTTGTCGAGGGCGGTCATGTCGGGTCTCCTTCCAGGGGGAGGCGGGATTCGAGGTCGGCGGCGCGCGCCTGCCATGTCGCGAGCCCTTCGCGGAGGCCCGGCTCGCGGGCGACGAGGTCTCGGCCGCGCTCGGTGCCGCGACGTTGAGCACGGTTCATGCCGGCCAGCTCGGCGAGCTGAGCCTCGAACTGGGCGACCAGGTAGCGGGCCGTGGACAGCTGGGATGCGATCGGGCGGCTCATGTGTCCTCCTTCGGCTGGAACGCGATGCACGCGGGCCAGCGTTTCGTCATGTCGCGGCCGTCGCCGCGGTGGTTCTTCGATCGGGGGTCCGGGGGGCCGCACTTCCACCACTGGCCCTGTTTCAGGCGGAGCATGGCGCAGTCGCCGCACGTCTTGCCGTTGTTCGCGAGCGGCATCTTCGTGGCGGGGTGCACGCCGCTGTCGATGAGTGCCGCGTCGAGCAGGCGCCGCTGGATCCGAGGCGGCTTGTGGCTCTCGTCCGTCTCGGCGGAGGGTGGCGGCGGGTCGAAGCCGGGAAGGACGTCGTCTACGGGCATGCGCAGGCTCCGTTCAGGGCGGTCTCGGTGAAGCACTCAGGGCACACGGGGCGCGGGGCCCGCTCCACGGTCGGAGCGGGCCGGCAGCCCTCGTGCACGAGCTGCTCGTCGACGTACTCGACGATGTCGCCAGGGTCGATCGCGTCGTCGCAGTCGGCGGCGGCGCAGCGTCCGGGGTATCGGGCCGGGAACGTCATGATCAGAACGGGGTGTCGTCGCCGTACGACATCGGCTCGGGATTCGCCCACGCATCCGCGGTCGACGTCGCCCCGGATGCTTCCCACGGCTCGTTGTTCGCCGGCGCCTGACGCTGCCCGCCGCCCTGGCCGGTGCTCTGCGCGCGCACGACCTGCGCGGTCGCGTAACGGAGGCTGGGGCCGATCTCGTCGACCTCGAGCTCGATGGCGGTGCGGTTGTTGCCCTCGCGGTCCTGGTAGGACC